TTTGACCATGATGCGACCTTGTTGTTCCAACTCCTCAGTAGAGATAAGGGCAAACATAAAATCAGCAGTGGCAGGAAGACCAAAAGACTCAGAAGTATCGGTAAGATCTGGATCGCTATTACCATAACCACTGCGAGTAGTTTGAGTAGCTGTGACAATAGGAACATTACATTCCACAGCAAGACCCCGAAGCTCCTCAGCAATCGCTTTAACATACGTGTAAGAATTGACAATCGCACCTTTATACCTCGCTGACGCACATATATTAAGATAGTCTACGAAGATAATGTCAGGTTTGAAATCTTTCTTAAGACTAAGATCACTTATGAGTGATTTAAAATGTCCCGCATGTGCTGATGCTGTGGGATACTCTTTGATAATAAGTTTGCCTCTAGTCTTCCTAGAGATCTCCTGAACTTTAGAATTGAAGATAACTTCAGGTAGTTCAGCAATATCTTTGATAGAAACATTTAAAAGATTTGCGTCAATTCGTTCAGCAATTTTCTCCTCTGCCATTTCACATGTAATGTAGAGTACGTTCCTCCCTTCTGTGAGTGAGGCACCAGCGCAATGACACATGAATAAAGACTTGCCGACACCCGTTCCAGCAAGAGCGACACTGAGAGTCTTGTTAGAGATACCACCTTTCGTAATAAAGTTAAACTTTTCCAGATCAAAGGGGACTTTCTCTTCTTTGCGGTGGTAGAATTCATAGCGGTCTTTTGCTTGTTCAATGTAATCGTGTCCTATGTGCTCGTCGAACGATACAGCCAAGGCTTCTTGGAGTATCCCTGGGATCGCATCCTTTGATATTTTTTTATCGCCTCCATCTGCGATCTTGATCGAGGACATAAGGGCGAGATAGATTGCTCTGTCTTGACACCACTTTTCGGTTGCATCGAGGAGCCACTCGTAGTCAACCCATTCATCTGTGAGTCCTCGTACTGCCGATAACGAATCTCTAAACGATTCGTCATTAAGATCGTTACGATTTTGGAGATTAATCGCCAATACTTCTTGAGTAGGAACTTTGTCATACTTGTTAGAAAAGTCAGCGATCTCTTCAAAGATAACTTTTTCATGATACTCCTGAAAATAGTCTGCTTTTAGGAAAGGAACTACTTTACGATAATACTCTTCAGTGAAGATGAGATTACGTAAAATAGTTTGCTCAATACGCTCAGTTGCCATAGGAGAATTCTTTCTGTGCTGCTTCTTCAAGTTTAGTCATTACTTCTTCAGTGAAGTATTTTTCTGGATCTGCGAGAATCGATTTAGGATAAACAGAAGAACCATCAATCTTAATACGATTGCCAACCCGCTCAAAGACTCCGTATCGTTCACCCAGTTCCAGTAGTCCGTAATACTTGTCAAGTCCACGTTCGTCAAAAAATAAACGTGTCTCAATTTTACTACCTTCTTTTGTTAAACGAGACTTTTTCGCCTCACACTTGATGATGTTACCTACTAATTCAGTACCATCTTTCTCTTTTTTCTTACCAAGGTAAATGATTGTGGAAGCAGCATACTTAAGACCTGTTCCTCCACCCATTTCTTTCATCGGAACATAAGAACCGATAACATCGTATGTATGGTTGGTAACAATCATAGGAACGGATGCCTGTCCCAGTTTGAGGGTAAGCACACGAAAAGCACCCTTGATCAACTGACTCTTAGTCATGTCTCTGACCTGCTTATCATTAGCAACGTCTTCTATCTCCTTTGTAGTTGAAAGCATACCAAGAGAGTCTAACACAAACAGCATAGGAACTCTTTCGTCTTTAGGTTCTTTCATATACTTGTCCAAGATACGACAAGATTGTGTCCTGAACTCTTCAATAGTTGCAACAGGCATGATGATCATACGATCAGAATCAATACCCCGAGTCTCAATCATATCACGCGAGATAGCAGATTCAGACTCAAAATAAATGACTCCACCCGTAGGATTATCAGCAAGGAAATTACTAACGACGCTGAGAGCAAAAAAAGTCTTGCCAGTGCTTGATTCTCCAGCCAAGGCAGTAACTTTATTGGAGGGTAAACCTCCAAACAAAGAACCACTAACCAAGGCATTAAAGATGTAAGACCCAGTATCAACGTAAGATGTAATGTCGCCAGCAGCAACCCCTTCGCTAACACGACTAGCAAACTCATTGCCACTATCCTTAATTACTGTATCTAGGAATCCCATTGATTTACATTCTCCTCGTAAAAGTTTACATAATTATATTTCTGCTTCATGAGTTTAGAAAACCCAATAGCAGTTTGGTAGTCTTCAAAGCACTTGATGTCCTCTGGTCCTACTTGACCGACAAGATGGTTAGTCCATGTCACAACAAAGATTCTTTTACTCATTCAAAGAAACTCGTAATAGTAATGGTTTTCTCATGTTGCCATCCAACACATTCTAGCACCTTTTTGAGTGGTTCAAGAAAAGATTTTTCAAATTGTATCTGGTAATCCACATATTTTTCAATGCCAAACTCCTTAGGCAACTTGCCAAAGAAACTAATTACATTCTCATGCAACGGGTTTGGTGTCTTGAGATACATGAACTTGATTTTTTCACCTTCTTGAATGAGAGGATGCTTGTGTTCTACCTTATGTTTTTTGACATAGTGATTATAGAGTAGAGCACCTCTTACTGCAATGGGTGTTCCTTTCTGGTAAATTTCAATTGGGTGGCGATATTTTGCCAAGTTGTTAACGCCTCTGGGGAAGGCAACTTCTTCGTAAGGTCGCAGTCTGGTCTCTGCTCGCACAACATTGATAAAATTGATAAGTTCATCATTTGTCTTGCCGATAATAATCTTAAACGCTGCATACAATTTATCCCTGAAATAAGCTGGAGTAGAAGAACGAGCAGTCTCCAGACCCATAATTTTCATCTTTGGTTCTTTATATCTAACGCCTTCACTGTCCCATACGTTGAGAATGTAACGCTTCTTCGCAGTCCAGATACCACGATCAGCGATGTTCTCTCGCTTCATGCTCATCTTTTGATCATACGCCGAAACGTAGTTCGCAAGTTCCTGATAAGAGGATTCGATGAATGATTCCAACTTTTCTTCACAGATCTTGTCAAGTATAGAAACAATTGCTGCTTTGTCGCTAGACTTAGCACCAAAAAATTTATCAACAAGAGGTCCGAGATTAAGATAAATTGAGTCGGTGTCAGATGCGATGACATAATCAACCGAATCTGTAGAGAGCAGTTTATTTAGGTATCCGTTCATACGGTTTTCAATCCACCGAATGGATACCTGACCAGACAATGTAATTGCCTCAGCATTAGCAAGACGATAGTATCTAAAGTGTTCGTTACCGATAGCACCATAAGCAGAGTTCAAAGAAATCTTCTTTGCCATCTGGATGTTATTGCATCGGGCGATCTCTTTCATGAGTTCAACAGTAGGAGTCTTCTCATACTGTTGTTTTGCTTTGATCATTCTCTTCTTGAATATAACACGAGAGTCATACATCTTCTTCATCATTTGTGGCAAAAACCCGTGCTTATCTTTACGATACTGAGCTCCATTAGCACACACAGCATACTCACCATCAATCTCTAGTTCTTTATCAAGGATTTTATCAACAGTTGCTGTCGAATGTCTCTTGTCAAGAAGGGTTTCGGGCGAGATGTTGTACTGCATAATAAGATGAGGATACAGAGAGTTGAGATCAAAAGACACCACCCAATCATAGAATCCAGGTTTTGGTTCTTTAACATATGCCCCCGCATACTTCTCTGTTTTAGTTGCACTTTCTTTCTTAGGAGGAATAGCAATCTTACGCCTAAGAAGTTCACAATATATGTAGTTGTCCCACATACGAACCTGTGAGAATACATCCCCATAGTTTACCTTAGCATCATATGCCATGGTATATGCAAGTTCAATCAACTTCATCTTATCATCTAGTTGATCTACCAGACGAACGTCATGAATGTTGTATTCAATAAACTTCTGCCAGTCTCCCTCATAGAACTCTTTGAATGTGTCAAACTCTGAGTGATCTAGTTTCTTAGATCCAAGTTCAACAAAAGCAATATGGTCTAGACGATATGATTCTTGGTTGGTGTAAGTAAATTTCTTATACAGTTCTAGGTAATCAAGTTGCGAGATGCCAAGCATATCGATAGAGAAGTTCTTGCGACCTTTGATAAAGATCTCACGTTGTGACACTAGTTTCCAAGGCGACAACAACTTCACAAATTTCTCACCCATAATACGATTCACACGGTTATGGATGTATGGCATATCGAACAGCTGACAGTTCCACCCTGTGACAACATCAGGATAGTTCTCCTGCCAGAAGTCAAGGAAAGCACCCATCATAGTCTCCTCAGACCTGAAGTGCATGTAGTCAACCATACTATCCTGGTTGTTAAAAGGACGAGCACCAAAGACCGTTATACGCCCCGTGAAGGAGTCCTTGATACTGATAGCAAGGATCTCTTGGTCAGCACTCTCTATGTCAGGGAAACCGTTCTCAGCAGCAGTTTCAATGTCAATAGTAAAGACACGGATTTTACTGCTGTCAAACTTTAGTTCTTCTTCAGGATGTTGCTCGGCAATGTATTGATACAAGAAACGAGAGTTTCCATAGATGTCAAAGTCATCAACTTCTTTATACTGTTTGATAAATTCGCGAGCATCATTGATAGAACCAAACTTATGTGGTTCTACACAATCACCTTCTAGTGTTTTCCACTCAGAATAATTTTTACTAGGCAAGTACATCGTGGGATTAAAAGGTACTCTCACGCTATAGCGATTGCCATTCTCATAACCACGTACAAGCAGACGATTGCCTGCTTGCTCAACACTAGTGTAAAACTTCATTCAAGAGATTCGATATAACGAGCAAGGAGTGCCTTGCTTGGATTAGTCACAACAGTAATGTCAGAAGATCTGACATTAAACTCACGTTCTGAAGCGTGAGTTGCCCATGGGACGATCTGACCTTCACAGTCTATCACATAGGGTTCAATCAACCACACATCAGGGTCACCTGGTAAAGTGTCTCCCTCAGCAGGTTCTACCTGAGCGATGATCCACTCATTCTGCAGCTTGATCAGGTTCGCTGTTATCTCCATTGTCAAGTTCCTCTTCGGGGATAAAAATTTGATCTTCAGTTATACCAATTTCTCCAAGTCTTTTAACAAAACTATCAAGAATATTACTGTCAGGATAAACTGCACTAATAATATGGTCTCCGCTTAAACGATGTTCTTCTACTGGTGAAAAAGGACACCAACGTTCATAATTAATTGGAATTGTTTTATCTTCATTCACAGTTCCAAGTTTTAATCTGAAAGGATATACCATTCTATATCCAATAATTTGCTGTTCGTTATCGGGATCGGTCATTTGACCAAAAATACAAATAACATTATCGCCAGTCACAAGATTCACAATTCTCACGTTGTGATTTGTTTTAATTTGAACAGTAGTCATAGAAATAAGTAGTTTACAAGTTAGTTTATCATTAAAAAAGAGGACCGTCAAGTCCCCCTTCATATTTATTTAGAACCAAGTTTTTAGTTTCTGTTTCTCTGGTAGGTTTTTGACAAGAAGAACTTTAAGAAGACCATCTTCAAATTTCACATCTTCGACTTCTACATCATCTGCCATTTGCCAGTTGCGTGAAAATGTTCTGTAGGAGATACCCTTATGAGAATATTTACGTTCTTTATCTGGTGGTGCTTTCTTAGCAGATACTGTTAGAACATTCCGTTCTGTTGTGACTTCAATATCTCCACCTGAAAATCCTGCAAGAGCGACTTCCAGCAGGGTTCTGCCATCATGTCCGTCCACCACATCGTAAGGTGGGTAATTTGATCCACCTCCTGCAATAGCTTCAAGTCTACTGAATGTTTCATCAAATCCGATTGAGTAGGGAGTATAAGTTTCCCAGTTGATATTTACCATGTCCTTTAATAAGCGACGTTAATTTTAAGACCCCGAAGGCATCTCGCGTAAAAGGGGGATGTTTCCATCCCAATCCCCTCACAGTATTATTTAACGATAACCGTTTAAACTTTAATAACGGTTTTCCTTATTAAAGATTGCGGTTTACTCTACCGTAGTTTTTTTACGACCGATATTATACTTTGACTCAAGTGTCCACTCACCTTTCTCCCTGAAAGACAAGACTTTAATTTGATTCAAAGGAGCAAGGTCAGCAATTGCTTCTATGTTAACAACAGAGATAAGTCCCCAGTCGCTAAGAAGTTGAACGATACGATTACGACGTTGAACATCGTTTAATGAAAGGTTAGTATTCTTGCCATCAAGAGCAAACAATTCTTTGAAGTGAACGATATAATACGTACCTTGCTTATGTAAAATATGGCAGGACTGATAGATCTTTTTTTCTTTACGAGATGCTACTCCAATACGTGTTAGAGTTTCTCGCACTTTAAGAAAATCATCTGGTTCTCCAAGAACCACTTCCACCATATCAGTTTGTTTCCACTGGATTATAGTTTCATCATTCATGTTCTTCCACCTTTATTCAATACCTTGGTAATATGATCTAATTGATCCTTGGTAAGAATCCTGAGAGCTTGGAGTGCTTTATCGTCATTATAACCATAATACTCTTTAACTACTTCAAGATAATCAATAGAATCTTTTCGTGCCCAAGGAGAGAAACGCTTCCTCGGTTTCACACTATTTAGTAAAAAGTCATATTGCATCTTCTTGTCAAGGTGAGAGTTTTTATTCATCTCATTGACATATAGAATAGTATCAGTGAAAGAAGACAAGCACCTATTAACAATATAAGGAGGATACCCTCGCTCACCATCAGCGTCATCATTTAGGATACTTTTTTTCGATTGATTGATTGAGTACAGATAATCTTTCAGTTGATACATTATTTAAATACAGCGTTAACAGAAACAATTTTAGCACCAGGATTACGAGCAAGGGCAACCTCGCGAGCATCCTGATAGTTGCGAGCAATCACTTCCTCAGTAAAGACAGTGCCTGCTTTGTAGAGTTTGACTTCACATTTCATAGTTTGCTAGGACGAGTTCCTTACGAGACGCTTGATCTGTATTATAACTCCCCACGCTCCTCATGGTGTAAGTGTGTGCAAATTCAGCAGCTGTCCACCCCTTCTTAAAGCGATCCCGGATCAGTTGCGTTGAATTGTATGACACAAGTTGAGGACCGATAAAGCGATCACAGATAGCAGCAAACCCATCATGATCAAATCCTTTATGCATATTTCCTTTCTTACCATAGAGATTAGAACCAATCTCATAAGGAGGATCTAGATAAGTAAAAACATCTTTACTATCGGTAAGTAGTTCTTGATATCGAAGATTTGTAATCTTCCACTTCTTAATCATCAAGGAGTAGTCTGGAAGTTTATCAATGCCTCGCATCGAGAAATTGCTCTCTGACGCTTGCTTGCTGAAGGAACTGGATTCAGTGAGACCAGAAAAAGAGCACTTATTAACAACGTAAAAACTAACAGCACGAAATACATCGGATATCTGATCATCGTTCACTTTCTCCTTGGCGTCTAAAAATAATAATTTTGCTGATACTGGTTCTGGATGACGTTGCTTAAGTTGAACCAACTCATCATGAAGTTCTTGTCCTTGATCCTGAAGCACTCGCCAGAAATTATAGAGGGGTTCATAAAGATCATTCACCCAGATGTCTAGGTGTGGATATCGTTTACCAATTTCCAATGCCACAGAACCACCACCAACAAATGGTTCACGATACTCAGTATAATCTTTCAGATTAGGGATATACTGAAAGAGTTTACTCAGGGCA